CTTGAAAAATCGTGTACCAAAGAATGTAGGCTGCAGAGGTAGTTGTCTTACCTTGCTGACGACCTTCCATAAGAATCACACGACGATTATTATGGATTACATTTACTTTGTTCTTTTGGCAATCATAAAGTTTAAAGAGTTTTAAACCATGATCCAGCGTAACAATGTAACAGTAGGTTTCGATAAAGTATATCGGATCAGCTGCACACTTCATGTACTCTTTTACATCTTCAGGTGTAAAATCAACAGTAACACCAGCAGCTTTTAAGTTCGAATTCGAATTATATACTTGAGCCATAATTAAAATCCGTCCAGCCAACTCTCCGTATTAATAGTTGCATCAGTGACATCACCTTCTGCAGTATAAACTCTATTTGGATTAGTAAAGTCTTCGTTGTCACCAACATTGGCATAGACAGTATCAATAACATTTCTGCCAGAGATTGGTCCAAATAGATTCATCTTCATTTGAAAGTTAAGACTATGTGTCACAAATCTTCGCATTTGAAAATCACCATCGTAGTCGTCTTGAACTGATACGCTATTTAAAACAATAGGCACATCAATTTTAACACTCATGTCTGGCACGACATTAATTGACAATGTATACTCAGGTGTAAATGTTGGAAGGATTTGCTCGATAATTTGTAGACCATCCTCTTGAGTTTTTGTAAGGATGTACAAAGAAAGATCTAAGTTGTATGGAACAGGAGTGTACATGGTTGATACTGCACCAGTACCATCACCGCACTTCAACTGTTGCATACGATTTACTTTTCTTTGTGGATCGTAGTTATATCCAATAATCTCAAATGACATTCTTGGAAGAGTAGTATAAACATGATTTTCTAAAGTTGGATCTTGTTCTAAACGAACAATCCATTTTTCTTTTGGAGCATAAGCAAGTGGAACTTGTAATCTTTGAATAACTGTACCAGTTACAGAATCACCTTCACGACGATCGATATAGATGTCACTGAATAAAGAGCCGAATCCTACGATGCACTTGCGAATGATTCCGTGGTAGTATACATTACTGTTTAACATTATGGGTTATTCTCTGTGTCAATTTCACCGAATGGATTTGTTACGCTAAACAATACATCCTGTGCTTCTGTTTTAAATTTATTATTATCACCAAAGGAGTTTGGCGAGTCAATATTGATATCAATAGAAGCAGTTGCTAAAGCACCAGCACCACCACCACCAGAAATAGTAATAGCTGGTGCTGTTTGATATCCAGATCCTGGATTAGTTACATCAATACGAATAATTTTATTGGCATTTGCACCAGTTCCACGAACAGCTGTTGCTGCAGCATTAATACCAGAAGCACTAACAAAAGATACTGTTGGTACAGTGGTATAACCAGAACCAGTTGCAGTCATTGTAATGTTAGTAACCTCTCCATTTGGAGATCTTGTGGTATTTGTAGTGAATGTTTTGAGAGTTTCAAACGCATCGATCTCTGTGATGCCAGTATCAATTTTCTCAGAAGCATACTGGAACAATTCAACTTGTAACTTAAACACATATAGTTTACCAAGTTGATAGAATGGATCTTGATGTTTTACAAACTTAATTTCAAACAAACCCTTAGTCAATGGAAAGTAAATTAAATCACCTTCACATGGACGAGTAGGAATAATTGTTTGACCATAACGACCAACTAGTTGATCCCATCTACGACGAGCAACTACCAATGTAGCTGATTGTTCCATCATAAGACCAAACTTCTGAATGAACGCACCTTGACCATCAAGAGAGTCTACATTCTCAAAGTACATTTCAATTGGAAATGACGATGTAAATTTAGATAGACGATCTTCACCAAGAATCTCATCCTTAGAAACTAATGTTCTAGGAATGTACATGAACTCATTACCGTAAATCTTAAGAGATTCGATAATGAGATCCTCAATTAGGTACTGCTCATTCTTTGTACCATGAGTAAAATAAACATTAGTAGGCATCTATTATCCCATGAAGAAATCTAGGGGTGCTGACTTATTCTGTAGTTCGTCTTCTAGTTCTTTAATTTCTGAGGTAGATTCGTCATATAATTTATCACCATCCAGAGTTACACCACCTGGAAGTTGAATTCCAGAGAATTTCTTAATGTTAGTTGCCCACTGCTTTTTAAACAATGCAGTGACATAATGTTTCAACCATGGCTCGTTATAGATCTTAGACCATGTTGTTGGATCCATTGGACGATATGCTTGAACGATAATGTAATCACCAAGAATAAAGTCTGTTGCCCAATTTGCGTCTAGGTATAAACGACCATTCAAACGATTAAATCTAAATCTTTGATGTCCGTTTAATTCAAAGTCCAGCAATGCCAAGTGTGACATTACAGTTTTGTAGTAGATTAAAGAAGTTGATGTTAAATCATACAAATCATTTAATCTTAATTGATACTGCAAGTCGAAGATATTCTTTGAGGAAGATGCTTGTCCTGCAGATATAATTTGAGTAACACCCCAAACATAGTCTGGGATTTCAACATAACGATTATCGTATTCACGAAGTGTGATAGAAGATAGCGTAGCTGTATTTCCTGCTGAACCATTAATAGTTTCACCTGCAGTAAATGTACCAACTACATTTCTAACTAACAGTAGAGTACCTGAAGACGATCTTTGGGATTCTTGGCAAACTTCAGCAGTAGCACCACTCGTTGCGCCAGTGATAAGTTCAGTAAGATCAAAGTTAGTGGCAACAGAAGCAGTAAGAGTTATCTCAGAAGCACGAATCAATTGTTTAAGATAGATCTGCTCTACACCTTCATAGTGATATAGTTTCCAGTAGTCTAACGCTTCATCAATTCGGTCTTCGATTTGATCATCGTCCACATTAATCTCAAGCACTGGTGCACCCAATGCTCTTAATGCATATTCTTTTAATCCAGATCTTGTTGAGACAGCCATTTTTTATCCTTTAAACGATAGACCAAACTGCACCATCAGCAATAGTCACTGTATATCCGCTTGACACAGTGACTGGTCCAGAAGAAAGACCATTGTTTCCAGTAGTAATAGTAATATTTTCATCAATACTATTTGAATTGTAACTAATGGCTTTTGTTGCTGCAGCACCAAAATACTGCCCACCTTGAACCGCTGCAGTAGTAACTGCAGTAACAAGCCCTTTGGCATTAACAGTTACCACTGGAATTACTGTTGAAGAACCGAATGCGCCTGTGTTAGAGTTTACTGTAGCAAGAGTTCCTGTTCCTGTCACATTCCCAGAACCATCAAACGATCCACTTGTATAAGTTAAATCACCAGTAATAGCTATTGTTCTACCAGTGGTAAGTGTTGCTGCAGAACCAGTTGTACTCTGATTAAAAGTTGGCCAAGTAAATGTACCAGTACTAAAGTTACCAGAAGCTGGAGTTCCAAGTGCTGGAGTTGTTAGTGTTGGACTAGTTAAAGTCTTGTTTGTTAATGTTTCAGTACCAGCTAAAGTGGCAAGAGTGCCAGTTGTTGGTAGAGTTACACCAGTTGTACCAGTGGTAGTAAATGTAGTAGCATGAGCACCAGAAGTTGTGAGATTACCACCAAGTGTAATTGTCTTACCAGTGTTAGCAACACCAGTACCACCATATTCACCAGCAATAACAGAAGCATTCCAAGTTCCGCTAGTTAATGTACCAACTGCAGTAATCTGAGTTTGAGAAGCATTAACAGAGTATTGAGTACCAGTTAATGTTAAACCAGTTCCAGCAGAATAAATCTGAGCAGAAGAAATTTGAACAAAGTTAAGTTCAGTTGTACCAATTGTGATAGTTCCTGTGGTATTCATTACATATAATTCACCAGCACCAGTAGTACCTTCTTTTACATAGAAAGCATCACCAGAACCTAAACCAGTTGGATCACCAATGGCAGAATTATCTGCATCAGTCGCACGAGTTAAAACCCAATTAACAGAACCAGAACCAACAGTAGTTACAGTATAAACACCATTATGAGCAGCATTAGCTTGGGTATAAATTAAAACACGATCCGCTACACTTAATGTAACACCATCAAGAACTAATGCAGCTTGTGTGCCAGAATTTGTTAAAGTAGCACCAACACCAGCAGTTCCGTTAGCATAAGTCGCAGTTAAAGCAGTTGGCGACTCAACACGAACAGGTGAGTGATAATGTAAAGAAGAAGCTGCAATTGTATCAACATACTGTTTAGTTGCAGCATCAGTAGCCACAGTTGGTTCAGCAACATTGGTAACTTTATTGGCACCTACATCGATAGTTTTAGTAGAACCAATAGTTAGATTACCAAGAGTCGTTGTTCCTGTTACATTTAATGTTCCAGCAATAGCAGTATTACCAGTAGTATCAGCAACTGTAAATGCAGTGCTATCCATGGTAAGACCACCATTAAGAACAGTGGCACCAGTAACAGTAAGAGTTCCACCAATTGCAGTATTACCAGTAGTATCAGCAACAGTAAATGCGCTAGTATCTACAGCAATGCCACCATTAGCATTTAATGCGCCAGTAAGAGTAGTGATTCCAGTAACACCAAGAGTAGTGCTTGCTGTAATTGCTTTTGCAGCTAAAGTAGTATTTGCTACAGTTAGTGTACCAGTCGCTGCACCAAGATTTAGAGCAGTTGCAGCACCGAAGGCATTAACAGTAGTGGCAGTTGCATTGAATACATTCTGTGTAGTTTGTGTTCCAACTAGCGTACCAGTATAATCTTTAAGGTTTGTTCTATTCCATTGACCAACTTGAGTTGCTGCAGTACCTGCACCATCTTCAGCATAGAAATCTAAGTCTCCATTTGATGCACCAGCAGAAGTTTCTGCAAGGATATAAGTAAAACCATCAACTGATTTAACACCACCTAATGAACCCCACGCAGATGAAGCATATCCTTCAAAAGTAGAAAGATTACTATTATAGCGAACCATACCAGTAACAGGAGTTGCATCTCGTTGAAGAGTAGTACCAACTGGAAGTTGAACAGAGTTGGTGCTATTGAAAATAGTCTTAGCATTATTAACTGTTAGAATTCCAGTTGCTGCGCCAATACCGATAGTAGTTGCAGCACCGAAAGCATTAACAGTAGTGGCAGTTGCATTTAATAAGTTGAATGTAGTTTGATTGGTAGTTAAATCTCCACCTTTAACCTGAACATCACCATCAACTGTTAAATCTGCTTTAACAGTGGTAGTTCCAGTCGCTGCACCAATTGCAGTTGCAGTAGAAGCACCACCAAGATTAAGTGTAGTTACAGTTGAATTTAATAAGTTGAATGTAGTAGCTGATGAAGTTAAATCGCCACCATTAACGGCAACATCATCAGAGAATGTTCCTGTTGTACCAGTTATACCTGCACTTGATGTGATAGACCCAGTAACATCAAGAGGTTTATTCATTGCCCATTTAGTTCCACTATGGGTATAAAGTAAGGTAGCCGATGCACCATCAACTGTAAGACCAGCACCATCAGCTGCAGCACTATCAGCTGCACCTTTAGCAACAGTAATGTTTAAATCATCAACATCAAGTGTAGTTGAATTTATTGTAGTTGTTGTTCCATTAACAGTTAAGTTACCAGAAACAACCAAGTCTTTATTAACAGTAACAGTACCACCATCTGCATCGCCAAGATTAATGTTTGTAGTTGAACCAGCTGCACTACCTGTACCAATATTAACAGTTTTAGTATTACCAGAACCTACAGCACCAGTAGAAATGTTTGTAGTAGAAGAAGCAGTACTACCGTACCCGATTGTTAGTGTAGTTGCTCCAGTGAATAATACTGGAGCAGTTGGAGTTGCAAAGAAAGCAGTTGCTCCAGAAGTAGCATTAATTGCTGTTAAACCAGCAATAGATGTATATGTACTGCCCAAAGTCATATCTGTAGAGCCGATTGTAAATCCTGGAGTTACCCAGTCTGGAGCAGTTGATGCTCCAGTAGAACGAAGAACATATCCAGAAGTTCCTGGGGTAATAAAGTCAGTGTCATTTGTATCTGCTTGATAAACTAGATAACCAGCAGAACCACCTGCAATATTAGTGGCAGTAGTGGCAGTAGTGGCAGTACCAGTAGAAAGAGAAGAAGCACTAACCCAAGTTGGACCACTTGTACCACCAGAAGTTAAAACTTGACCAGAAGTACCAGCCAATGATAGAGCCATTGCTGAACCAGTAGAGTAAACAACAGCACCTGCAACACCAGTAAGAGCAGCACCAGTTCCACCATAACCTAAACCAATAGCAGTACCATTCCACACGGAACTGGTAGACATTGTTTTATTGGTAAATGTTTGAGTAGCTGTAAGAGTTGGAACTTGTTTACCACCTGCAGTTGTACCATCATGTATTCGAATAGTGTATACATCGGTATCAATTGTAAGTTCACCCTGTGCGCCAGTGAACGCATTATTTTGTGAGGTAGTTCCTCGTCTAAACTGTACTTGGGTTGCCATTTAAAAATTCCTCTATTTTTGTATATTTATGCTTGTGCTTCTGACCAGAATAAGTTCACATTGACAGTTGCTGTAGATGAAGATAGATTTTTAACTACGATTGCTAACACATCTGGACCATCTGGGAAGTTACCATATCCACCAATTGCTGAGTTTGATAGTTCTTTCAAACTAGACAAATCAATTTCAGCAAAACCATTCGGCTGACCCAGTGTTGAGAAAATTTGTTCACCTGGAGTTGCAGTAGTTGTAACAGTAGTTGATACCTGAGCAAAGGAAGGTTGAGATCCTAATGCTGTTGTATTAACAGACTGCCATGTTAAATCCGTGGCAGAATCAATATTTCCTGGATTCAAAATACCATAAACCTGTACTGCTTGGTCAGATTGAACTTGTAATTTCTGTAGTAATAACTGAGAACGATTTAATAAATCTCTATCTCCGAGAGTTCCAGAAATTGAATTTGATACGGATGGTGCCAATCTAATAAAGAAAACAGATTTAGACTGAGTAGAAGTTAATGAATTACTTAATGCTGGATACGAGAAGTAGTAACCACGATCTGTATCGAAACCACCATCCATAATATAAGATGAACCCCAGTGGTTTAAAGTTGGTGCAGCAGTGCAACTAATAAGAATAACAGAAGTGTGTCCATTACCAGCTGCATGACTTGCTGCAGCACCACCAGTAAATGTTCTATTAACACCACCAACAAATTGTACAAAAGACGCACTACGAGTACAACCAGTTAAAGTGTTTGCGCCAGAATTAACTCCAGTAAATGTTATACATTCATTTTCAATCAGAACAGTACCACCATTAACTGGGAATCTAGAAACATTAGTTACTGGAATAGTAGTGACAGAATCATTAATAGAAGAAGCCAGTTCTCCGATTACGGATTCATTAATAGTTTGATAACGAACTGCAGTATTACCTGAACGCATGTATGCTTCATCGTTAATGTTATTTTGTTTCATGCGATGTGCAAGAATCATATTACCATCTGAACCACGACACATAAAGTCAATAAAACCAGCACCATACCATGAGAACGAAATTCCCATCATTTGCATTTTATTCAGATTAATATTGTAACCTGAAATACCAGTTCCATCTAAAGCGTCAATATTAAATTGAGATTGTGGAATACGATAGTCAATAACAGTGGCTAACTTAATACCAGTTGAACCATTAACACCACGATAGGCAGGATTAATTGTCATGTTGTTATCGTCTGCAATAGAACCTACCATGTAAGTCATGCCACGAATAACGATTCGATCACCAGCCTTTAACTGTTGGGTGAAACGACCAGATGTAGCAACAACTTCTTGAGATCCTGGAGTAACAGTGCAGAAACCAGAAATTTGATATGTGGCAGATCGTTTAACAACTGCCAATTCTTTTCCATCGAATTCCCAGAACAATCCGTTTTGATCATCGAACGCACCCATACGAACAGATGCTCCATGCCAATTTTTAAGAGTGACACGAGGTAAATTTGTAACAACTGCAGAAGCTGCACCAAGAGTAACTGCTGCAACTACAGTAAATGTATTCTCGCTGGTAACAGTATTAATACCATATGTTCCATTATACCCCGATGTAACGACACCAGAAATTTCAACAGTGGCACCAACTTGAAGACCATGGTCTAATTCAGTTGTAACAGTAATAAGAGAACCTGCATCAGTTGCTGCAGCAGAAATTTGGTCAAGGTTCATAACAGGGTTAAACAAAACACCTGAAGTCCAAAGAACACCTTTACCTGATTGGTAACGCATGTATTTTTTAGTTTGACGAGAAATTGATGCACCATGTGAAGGTAAGAAATTACCTAACTGAACACCACCATCGAATGGTCTGTGGATAACGAATGCGTCAGAACGAGTATACATTGTTGTGGCAATTGAACTGTTTGCAACTGCTCCACCAACACGAGCAGTAAATGTAAATGTTGTTGCGGATGGAACTGATTCCGCAAAGAAGTTACCTGTTAGTAATCCATGATTAGAACCAGCAGAAGATGCAATACCAACTAATGGAGCACCTGGAACTAAACCATGATTGGCAGAACAAGTAACAGTAATTACTGAAGGATTAGCTGCGTTTGAAGAGACAGAAGTAATTGGTAAATCAGAACCTTCATAGAAACCACCACGACGACCATATGTTGAACCACCATAAATTGATAGTGCGTTTGTTCCTACGATACCTTTAGCAAAATATGTAAATGTAGTGTTGGTAGGTACAGAAGCAATAACGAAAGCACCTTCTGCTCGAGCATAGTTAGCAGTACCAGTTAAACCAAACAGAATAACTGGATCTGCCACGGACAATCCGTGTGGTGCAGAAGTAGTTACAGTAATTGTTGAAGGTGATGCACCATTAGTAGTAACATCAGAAAGGAATAAGTCCAATCCTGGCTTTTCATAAATTCCTGGAATGTTTCTAATTTCAGCATAGTTCTGCCATTTAGTAGGTTGCAATCCATATTCGAAGTCAGCATCAATTAGCGACTGAGGATTGGCAACACGCATTCTTTCAATAGCATCAACACCCATAAAATATGGACGAACAATGTTACCGATGTTTTTCGGTGCGTCAGTATAGATGGCAATCTTATCATTTGCTGACATCGTTGAAGTGTCATATGTAAATGTTACAGTAGTAACACCTACTTGTTCTGTGTAGAAACCAGCATCTTCAGAAGCACTATAAACAACAGTACCACCACGAGTTGGATCACCAATAGCGTAAATATTATTTTGCGAAGTCTTATTTGCAATAATCAATAGTTGAGTTGCATCAACCTTTCCAGGAAATTTTACATAACCTGCAGTAGCAACATTCGGAGAGAAAATATATTTTTCAACTAATTGGCGAGCCATTTTATTCCTTTAGAATCCAAAAATAATCGAGTAGCCGATATAGTCAGCTTTAACCGATTGATCAATATTTGATAACGAAACGATACCGTCAAGTTTTAATTGACCCATATCGTAGATAAGAGAAGCCACATCAGTAATTGACCCAAGATCTTCTGTTGCAGAAAGAATTAAATCTGTAACAGACCCTAGATCTGATTGTGCATTTGTTGCAAATACGGCAGAAGCAATAACTGCATCAGATGCAGCATTAATCCAAGCAGAGCCAGAAAATTTAAGAACTTGTCCTGTTGTGGCAGAACTAATAGTGACATCTGTTAAACTGTCTAGTGTGGAAACATCTTTAGTTACCCACTGAAGACCAGATCCTGTTGATGCCAGAACTTGACCATTAGTACCTACACCACCACCAGCAGTTATCGTGCCAGTAATTACAGGAGATGCTAGGGTTTTATTTGAGAGGGTTTGTGTGCCAGCTAATGTGGCAACAGTAACAATGGAAGCAGTTCCACTGTCTTTTTTGAAGAATAGGTTACCATCGTATGTGTTGAGTGCTAACTCTCCAAGCGCAAGATCGCCTGTGGTTGGATTTCTGCCTGTAACGGCACTTCGTTTGAGAACGACTGTGTTAGCCATAATAACCTATTCTATGTAGAATTAAAACAACCAGTATATACTGGGGTGGGAATTACACCCACCATGTATTTAGTTCAAATTAATAAGTGCCACCATCGATGTTGAAACCATCGAGAGTTGAAGTTCCAGCACCAGCACCAGTAATATTAATACCAACAAACATTGATTTAGCAACAGATAAACCACCAGACAATACAGCTGCAGCAGTACCAAGAGCAGAAGCATCAGTAGTAGCAGTAAAGGTTACTGCACCAGAAGCTGCAAGAGTTGTAAACGCACCAGTATTTGTAGTAGAAGCACCGATTGGAGTATTGTTGATACTACCAGTAGTAATTACCGCACCAGTTATTGTTTTATTAGTTAGTGTATCTGTAGTTGCACGACCAACTAAAGTATCAGTTGAAGATGGTAGTGTTAATGTACCACTATTAACGATTGTTGCAATAACTGGAGCAGTTAGAGTCTTGTTAGTAAATGTTTCAGTGCCAGCTAAAGTAGCAAGAGTACCAGTAACAGGTAATGTTAATGTAGTATTGGCAGTTGTAGTTAGCGCAGTACTATGTGCACCAGAAGTGGTAAGATTACCACCAAGAGTAATAGTCTTACCAGTATTATCAACACCAGTACCACCATATGCACCAGCAATTACTGAACCAGTCCAAGTACCAGTTGTGATAGTACCAAGAGTTGTAATAGTTGCTTGACCAACATAACTTGAAGAGATGTCAATAGCATCAGCAGAGATAGAGATACGGTTATTAGTACCAACTGCATTTAAAGTATTACCAGTCTTAGTTAAACCATCACCAGCGATAACAGAACCAGCACCAGAGAATTGAACGAAGGTAATTGCAGTAGTACCGACAGTAATAGCACCAACATTGGTACATACATAACCATTGTTTCCACCAACAGTACCTTCTTCAACGAAAGTAAATGCACCTGGAGTAATTTCGCTGTCTTCATCAGCATCAACTGTACGAGTCAATACCCAGTTTGCAGAAGCAGTACCAACAGTGGTAACTTTATAGAAACCATTTTGCAGAGCAGTTGTTTGATCTTTAACAAGAACACGCTCTCCAACAACTAGAACTCTACTGTCAATAGTAATTGCAGCTTGAGTGCCAGAGTTAGTAAGAGTTGCACCAACACCAGAAGTTCCGTTGGAATATGTGGCAGTTAGGTTACCAGTTGTAGTAACAATAACTGAATCTTTAACATCAAGACCAGTCTTAACTGCATCAACATAGTTCTTAGTTGCAGCATCAGTGGATTGAGTAGGCTCAGCAACAGAAGTAATTCGTTTGTTGGCAACATCAACAGAACCAGTACCAGTTGGAACTAGATTAACGCTATTGTTACCAGAAGCTGCACCAACAGTCATATTGCCAGAAGTGGCAGTAACGCTAGTTGCTAAAGCAGCACCAAGAGTTGGAGTTACCAGAGTTGGACTCTCAGAGAATACTAGAACACCAGTACCAGTCTCATCAGAGATAACACCAGCAAGTTCAGCAGAAGTGGTTGCAGCAAATACGCTTAGTTTGTTTGCTACATAAGCAACAGTACCACCTGCACTAAATGCCACAGAAGAAGTATCTGTACCAGTAAATGTTAAAGTATTACTTGCGGTAAGAGTCTTACCGTTGGCAATAGTTAGAGTGCCAGTGCTTGAGCTAATTGTTAAGCCATTAATACTTGTGGCAGTAGCAGCACCAAGAGTTGGAGTTACCAGAGTTGGACTAGATGATAGAACAACTGAACCAGTACCAGTTACTGCAGTAATGCCTGTTCCGTTAATTTGGAACACATTACCAGTAGCAGCTGTATTGAATGTTTTATTAGTAAATGTATCAGTAGTCGCTTTACCAACTAGAGTATCTGTGGCAACTGGTAATGTTAATACACTAGAACCAGCAGTTGCACCAGATAAGATTTGAGTAGTTCCAGAAGTAGAACCTACAAATGTAGCAGAAGTTAATCCAGCAAGAGAAGTAGAAGTTGCGCCAAGAGCAACTGTTGTGCTACCAATAGTAACTGAACTGTTTGCTAAGTTTGCATTAGTGATACCAGCAGAGCCACTAAGATTGGTATTAGTTAAACCAGTGATAGTATTTGAACCAGCAGCAATTGTCTTGTTTGTTAGTGTATCAGTAGTGGCTTTACCAACTAATGTATCTGTTGCAGCAGGTAGAGTTAAAGTAGTAGAACCAGCAGCTGAAGAAGCAACAACAGTTGTAGTGCCTGTAGTACCTGAGAAAATAGCACCAGCAGATCCAATAGTTGGAGTAGTTAATGATGGGCTAGTTAAAGTCTTATTTGTAAGAGTCTGAGTACCATCTAGTGTAGCAACAGTGTTATCAATACTAAAGTCAACTGTATTAGTTGCTGAAGTTACTGTTGAAGTAATACCAGTACCACCAGCAAATGTTAGAGTATCAGTCGCAAGAGCAATGGTATCTGTACCAGTGTCACCAGCGATACCAAGAGAAGTAGTAATTGAAGCAGTAGAAGCAGCAGTTAAACGACCTTGTGCGTCAACAGTGAAAGTGGGAATCGCAGTGGCAGAACCGTAACTACCTGCAGTAACTGCAGTATTAATTAAAGCAATGGTAGAAGTATTACCACCATCTGAGTTAGTAACACTAATTTGGCTTGCAGTACCAGTAACTGCACCACCAACTGTATCATAGATGAACTCAGCAAGAGTATCTGTTGTACCGTTAATATATGCATTATTAAGAACTAACTTACCAGTACCATTTGGTGTAAGAACAATGTTACCATTGGTATCTGTAGAACTAATAGTATTAGTGCTACCAGTAAGAGTTAGATTACCAACATTAAGATTATTGATTTTACTGCTGGCATCAAGAACAATTGCAGATGACGCAGTTAGCGTACCTGGAGTATGATCTAACATATCGGTAAAATACTTACCACCAACCACAAAGTGATTTGCAGCATTACCTGCGGTTTCCGTACCCATACCAATGTATAGTCTGTCACCACCATTTGAACCATTATCTGTTAAGGCTGAATACGCTAATTCGCCAACACCCAGCGTTGCTGGATTACCTGTTACTGACGAACGCTTTATGCGAATAATAGATGCCATCTTTTATTTCTCCGTTAAAATTCTCCACCTTCCATGTTTTGCGCATCGAGGGTGGTGGTGGATGTCCACTTGTTTGTTGTTGTTTTATATACTAGGACTGATCCATTAATTTTAGTAGTTGTATCGACATCTGCGATATTAGAAACTGATTCTACTACGGCTGGATTAGCCAAATTGGTTGAAGTGTTGAGCACATATGTACCCTCAGACACCGCAACTGTTAATGCTTCATCAGGTGTTACGACTGCTGTGATTTCTGCCATAATTATATTTGAGTAATTTGTGCGTTTACTGTTACGATCCCTTCTACCACTCTGGTTTTTGTACCAGAAGGAGAAGTAATCTCGACATCGTACAACCATCTTCCCGCAGGAATGGCTTCAGATTGACCACTTGTTAATTGTAATCGAATTTTTCCATTTGCAGCTTCATAAACACTGGCTGTAAATGCATAGACTGTACTAGACGAATAAGACTTCCTCATCTGGGAAGCCACAGTGTAGCTGGTCAAATTGAGTGCTTGACCATTAGAAGCCGTAACAGTGATGATATTACTGTATGTCGCTCCAGCGTCCACATAAAGATTGCTAATAGTTGCCATTCTGGAATCCGATAAAATTTGTATACTTCTTATTTATAATACCAGAGAATGCAACTTGCAATAACAAAAAACCCTCCGAAGAGGGTTTGTTTATAGAGGAGAAACTCTATAGATATTGATATCCAATATCCTACCTTCCATACTAGTACTTCCCCATGGACGCTGAGATTTATATGCATTATTAGCAGCAAAACCACCAGAATGACCTTCACCCCATATGGGGTTTTGTGCATCTTCAGGATAATTTACACCATTACCAATAGTTCGTATAGTATGTTGCGTCCACCCTCGTAAAGAATACACTGCATCAACATCATCTACTACATACATTGCGTGCATAGAGTGAGACTGACTGTCTTGAGATCCCATTCTTGCTGTGGTTCCTGCTATATTATAAAATCCATTTTTTGTTATAGCATAGTTAGTCCAAATATCGCCACCCTCTTGTTGGCGATACATCATATGCATTGCATAAACACCTGTATATTTGTGATCCCAAGTAACTCCTCTATCTGCAACAGTATTACCTGCAGTAGATACTCTAATATTTTTCTGAATCCAAACACGAGTGGCTCTTACTGCATATCCATAAGCCTCATTGGTCGCTACTGTGAACGGATTAGTATCACCATACATGGCACCAAAATTTGCTACACAACCTTCGTCTGTTACAACATCGCCAGAAGGTAAGGTTATTGAATTTGAGTTTATTGTAGTTGGCATTATAGGTCACCCACTCTATAGACAAAAATATCTACATTTCTACCATACATGGTACTACCAATTCCTACTTGATTAGAAGTAAATTGTGGATTGTCTGAAGATCCACCACTATTACCACCAGTTTTTGTTCCAAGAGACCATCCCATTAATCTATAATTAGCTGATGTGGAATCCGCTCTGTAATAAACATGATATGATTCTGAATAATTATTTTCAGAACCTGTTCTAACTGACACCCCAACCACATCTGTGCTTCCAGCTTTAGTTACTCCATACATGCCCCAAATATCACCACCATCATTTTGCCTATATGCAATATGCAAAACATAATAACCTGTATAAGCATGCGTCCAGGTTCCACCAGATGCACTGGTTGTTACTGTTATGTTTTTTGGTGTAAAGAATGTTCTATAAATTGGAACATGAATCGGAGTAGAACCAGAAAGAGTTACTGGGTTTGCGTCATTAAAATAGCTACCAAAATTGGCATATGCTCTTGATGCATTTATAGTTTTACTATTTGGGATTGTAATTCCATCTGTACCACTAATTGTTACTGGCATCACAACCCTCCTATTCTGTAAATAATTATATCTAATACTTTTCCTGTTGGATTGCCAGAACCAAGATTAGTAACTGAAGATGTCCAACCAGCTGGATAACTTGCATCGGTTCCTGTTATGTTGCGTGTAACTCCATCGTAGCAATATCCCTGAAGTCTATAGTTTGATGTAGTGGAAT